AATTAACAGCATATACCTTCGCGCCAGAATGTTTTTTAATACAAAAGACATTACCAAAGACCTCTGTGAAAGCTATATTTTTTCTGATTTTATAAAAGAATATAATCCTATTACAGAATACATAGAAAAAAACCAGCATAGACGTTCAACTGGAAACATCGCTTCTTTAGCAGAATGTATTCGATCTGAAACCGGAATGAAAGACGTTTTCGTAAGAAAATGGATTTTATCATTGATTGCCGCTTATAACGGTCATCCAGTTCGCTCTGTTCTTGCTTTATGCGGAGGACAGAATACAGGTAAAACAGAATGGTTTAGAAGATTGCTTCCTGCTGGACTTCGTAAATACTATGCAGAGTCAAAACTTGATGCTGGTAAAGATGATGATATCCTGATGTGTCAAAAACTTATTGTAATGGATGACGAGATGGGAGGTAAAAGTAAGCAAGATGAAAAGCGGTTCAAAGAACTTACAAGTAAATCTGTTTTCTCATTACGAGCTCCATACGCTCGATCTAACGAAGACTTTAAACGACTGGCGGTAATGTGCGGAACGAGTAACGATCATGAAGTAGTAAATGACCCCACAGGTAACACTCGTATACTTCCGATAGATGTTATTTCCATAGACCACGAGCTATACAACTCCATTGACAAAGATGAGCTATTCATGGAAGCTTATAGAGCCTACGAAAGCGGAGAGATGTGGCAATTGACTAAAGAAGAATTAGCTAGTTTGAATGAGGTATCTAATGAATTTGAGAGCATCCCTTTTGAAAGAGAACTTATCTCGGAGTTTTTCGGACCACCAGCACCAGGCCAATTCAGTGAATGGCTTTTGCCAACTCAAATAAAAGACATTATTGAAACAAATACTCGTCAAAAAATAATCAACATGAAGAAATTTGGCATTGAATGCAAGGCTTATTTCGGGAATAGTAAATCTAAAAAAATCAATGGAATTTCTTTAAAGAGGTACGAAGTTGTTCGTTTTGCTAATAAGGTGGTAGCCAGTGGCAACGAAAACGAATGCGAAATTAATACGCAACAGACTGCTGTTGAACTACTTCCATTTTAGGTGGTAGGTAGGTAAGGTAAATTAATTTTGTTTATGTGTTTACTTTATATCGTGTTTGAAAAATTTGTAATGATAAATTATAAGTAGTTGTGTTGTAGTAACTGTTATATATACTTACCTCCTTACCACTTTTATATAATAAGCTACTAAAAACAATACCAAAACAAGTTTAAACGTAATTTTTCAGGTGGTAAGTAAAAATTAAACTACACTACTACCATCATACTACCTAGCCACCAAATTAAAAAAGATAAGACAATGGAAAGAGATCATTCAGAAGTAGCAATTCAAAGTAGAGCCTACGTGAATTTATGGAACAAGCGTCCAGAACTTCGTGGCCGTGTATTTGCGATAAACAACAATTCTCAAAATTCTATCAAAGGAGCGCTTAATAAATCAATGGGTGTTTTACCAGGTGTAGCTGATATGGCATTTATCAGGCCAAACGGAAAAATACTTTGGATTGAGTGGAAAACGCCAACCGGTAGTCAAAGCAAGCAGCAATTAGAGTGGCAACAAATAGTTAGCCAACTTGGACACGAATATGTTGTAGTTAGATCAGAACAAGAGTTTTTATCAGTAATAGAAAAATATAATGATTAATCAAGCAGCGACAACTATCCCTAAAACACCAACATTACCAATCAACACTATTTCTCTTTATGACTGGTACAAAGACGCTAAAGGCAGAATTTGGTGTGTTACCAGAATTTGGACCGATGGAGAGAACACTACATGCGATTTATTGGAAGTCGGTAAATGCGAAATAAATAATCAACCAGAGCCATTGCTAATAGATTTAATAAAGTCTGGAGCCTTAAAAAAATATATAATTCGTTAAAAAACTATTTTTATATGAATAATCAAAATAATTTTATACCTTTGAAAAAACAGTACTAACACCGAGAGAGTATGGCTGATAAACACCCAGAGGACAACCACAGCTTTAATGCAATTATTCAAAAGGAAATTGTTATGGTCCAGAATTGTAAGTGGCATACCAAACAAGAGCGTGAAGACCTGATTAAAAAACTTAGGCTACAATTGCAATCTAACAAGGAGGGTAGGAACTAATGTTAACGCAGGATGTTATAGCAGGTCGCTTCATAATTGCAACACGTCCAAGCGAGGCTTATGAGATTGTACAACAATTTTTACCTAAAGCCAAACATCCTAGATTTGTTCAGCATATTTACACCGATGCAACAAGCTTATTCAGCGACCACAACGAGACTGAGTTAAGGTGCATATTCATCTCAGCAGTTTATCAACTTTACCAGCCTTTATCCTTCCTGTCTAAAATTACAGACGATGGCGAAAGAGCTTGCGGGAAATTACCACAAGGTGTTCGTGATGAAATGGCTAGGTTATTACAATTAGAAAGCGAAGAAATGATTAACTACTATAAATCCCAATGCGGTAACTGGATGAAACCACAACCTAAAGGAACGCCAGAACGTCCATTCAGACAAAAGGTAATGCTTATAGTTGATCGTTTCCTTCCATACTCAATTAACCCGAATGATAGTCAAACTAAGTTGTTTTAAGGGATGGATTTTGAAGCATATATTGATTTAGAGGATTTTTCAGATATTGAAATAGATATTGATTTAGATTTTGAAACTAGGTATTTAAAACCACCTAAGTCTAAAGAAATATCTGATATTCAAACTAAATACGATAATGCTTTAAAATTAGCTAAAGACATTAAGAAACTGAAAGATAATAGATATTTTGTTGTTGTAAATGGCTCTTTTATTTTTGGTGATTTTATTGAAGCTTTTATAACTGAAAATAATTTACACGTTAAGAAAATGACCATTTCCACATTGTCATTATCAGAAAACAACGTAGATAGTTTAGCCATATTATTGAACAATGATTATGTAGATGAATTAGATTTAATCGTTTCAGATTATTTTTATAGTCACGAGCGTAAAAACTTAGTGCCGTATTTATATCAAGAATTAGATAAAAATAATAAGTTTCAATTATCAGCAGCGAGTACACATTGTAAGCTTTGCATTTTTGAAACACATTGCGGACACTTTGTAGTGATACATGGTTCGGCTAATTTAAGAAGCTCTGGTAATATTGAGCAGTTTGTAATAGAAGAAAACAAAGAGTTGTATGATTTTAATAATGAATATCAACTTTTAATAACCGAAAAGTTTAAAACAATAGATAAATCAATTAGAGGTAAAGAACTTTGGAATATAATTAAAAATTAACATTATGGCATCAGGATCAAGTAAAGGCGGTAAAAAATCAAGCAGTAGAGCTGGAAAAGGAAGAGCAAGTAAAGCAGCTCAAAGAGCTAGAACATTTAAATTTAATAAAGGTAGAGGAATATCAAATTCAAGTCCTTTTTAATTAAAAAACGATGGCAAAACGACCTACAAAGCTAAATATAGCCTTGACTAAATCTGACATTCAGAAGGATGCGATGATTTTAGCTTTATCTAAATCTTTAGGTGTAGTTAGTTCTGCTTGTAAAAAAGTAGGAATTAGCCGTGAAACTCATTATACTTGGTTTAATGAAGATGAAAATTACAGAGCTAAAGTATTAGACGTTAAAAACATTGCGATTGATTTTGTGGAGAGTAAAATGTTTTCTGCTATTAGTAATGGAGACAGCTCTTTAACTAAGTACTATTTAAGCACACAAGGTAAAGATAGGGGATATGTTGAAAAGAGTATAGTTGATCAAAACGTAAATATAGTCAAACCTTTAATTATTGATTGGGGAGATAATGAGCCAACAGATTGAGCCTATAATTTTCAAACCAACACCAAAACAGCGAGAGGCAAAGCAATTACTTTTAAAAAATCGTATATTACTTTACGGTGGCGCAATTAGGGGGGCTAAAAGTCATTTTGGATGTATGATGATTATATCACTATGCCAGATGTACCCAAATTCAAGATGGGTAATGCTTCGTAAAGATAGCGTTGTATTGAAAGCAACATTACTAAAAACATTCAAAGAAAACTTTATTGATAAAGGTTGGCATCAAGAGATTGAGCAGTTCAATCAGACTGATTTGGTATTGACTTGGAAAAATAAAAGTCAAATCTTATTTATGGGCGAGAACTTCGACCGTGATAAGGATTTGAATAGATTTAAAGGGTTAGAGTTTAATGGGGCTTTTATTGATGAGGTTAACGAAATTCAGGAACTTACACTTGATAAAATAATTGAACGTGCTGGATCTTGGTTTCATTCGCCTGGTTGTCCTACTAAAATATTAATGAGTTGCAACCCGACACAAAATTGGGTAAAGCGTAGGTTTTATGATAAATTTAAAAGCGATACCTTACCCGAAGGGGTTGCATATTTACAGGCAAAGATTTTTGACAACCCACATATACCGCAAGACTATTTAGATAGTTTAAAGTTATTGCCAGTTCACCAGTACCGAATTTTCGTTGATGGTGAGTGGGATGTTGCAATGAAAACTGGTAATGAGTTTTTGCGATCATTCGATACAGACAAACACATCAAACCAAACTCTTGGGATGTGGGTAATTTAATGCATATTAGTATTGATAGTAACGTTTACCCATATATTGCAGTAACCGTTTGGCAATTTGATAGAAATGGAATTGGTTGGATAATTAAGCAGGTTCATGAATTACCAGCGGTAGATCCAATTAATACAGCGACTAAAGCGGGTAAAAATGTGGGCGATTGGTTGAATAAAATAGGTTATACATCTAGGGTGTTGATTTACGGCGATAAATCTACCAAGTCAAGAAATAATATAGATGATAATAAAAAGTCATTTTTTGACTTGTTTACTGAAGCTATAAGTAAAGAGGGCTTTAAGATTGAGGATAAAATGCTAAAAGCCGCACCCCCAGTCGCTGGTATTGCTGATTTTTGTAACGCCATATTTGCAGGCGAAATACCAAATCTTGAATATGAGATAGGCGAAAATTGTAAGGAGTCTATAAACGATTACATCGAAACTAAAACCGATAAAGACGGAACGATGCTAAAGAAAAGAATTACAGATCCAAAAACAAAGGTGAGTTATGAGCCAAATGGTCATCTTTGTTTTGTTGGAGGAACAATAATTGAGACTGATAAAGGCGGAAAACGGATAGATCAAATTGAAATAGGCGATAAGGTATTAACTCGTTCAGGTTATAAATCAGTTACTAAACTTTGGGTTAATGGACTTAAAAAAGTCAAGTCCTATAGTGTTGGCGATAAACTCTTAACATGCACACCAAACCACCGTGTATGGACAAAAGAAAATAATTTTTATCCTATTGGTCACTTGATAGGTTCAAAGACTTTTTGTATCTTAGATGAAAATAAAAAGATATGGAAAGAGACATTATTATCTATCGTGGAAGACGGTTCATCCGATATCCAGAATCAAAAAACAAGTCCGAAAGAAGTTATTACGGGGGTTGGGTTGTTACAGAGCATGGACTTAAAAAGACCAGGTATCACGTTTATAAATACCAATGCGAAGTCGGTGAGATACCAGAAGATCACCACATCCACCACCTCGACGGTAACACGCTTAATAACGAGATATCAAATTACGAATGCAAACTTAATATCGAACACATATCGGAACACATGCTTGAGCCGGAACGAATTAAACAATCCAGAAAAACGATCAAAGCAGCTCAAGACGCAGCAATTGAATGGCATAAATCAGAAGAAGGCAGAGCGTGGCATAAAGAGCATGTCAAGACATCAATGTTTGGAGAAGAGAGATCAGCAATTTGCGAGGAGTGCGGAGAAGAATATAAAACCAACGTTAAGGCTCCAACGAAGTTTTGCAGCAAGCAGCACCAATGGAAATACCAAGCTAGAATCCAGCGACAAAAACGAAAATCTGCAGTTTCAACAAAATGCCCTACTTGCGGGAATGCCGTTGTCGGAAAAGTATATTGCTCAAGAAAGTGCTATACTTCAAGAAGTATTTGATATTGAAGTTGAAGATGTGCATGAGTACTTTGCTAACGGGATATTAGTGCATAACTGCGACACATTAAAAGATATGACTATCAGCGCCTTCCACGCCGAATACCTCACCTTCATCAACAAAAAGAAATCATTAGGCGTTAGAGCTTTGAGTATGTAAAAAAAAATGCCATTTAATTATGTTTAAAGCTATATTTTGATTATATTTAAGTATTAAAAAACAATATTTTAATGATAGGAATTTATAAAATAACCTGTTTAAAAAACAAACGGGTATATGTGGGACAGTCGCGTGATATTGACTCTAGATTTACGTCATACAAAGCGTTAAGATGTAAGAACCAACCAAGGCTATACTCGTCATTCAAAAAATACGGAGTTGATAAACATAAGTTTGAAATTGTTACTGAATGTGACGAAGTACATCTTAATAAATGGGAAAGGTATTATCAAGATTTATATTCGGCAACTGGAAGAAAAAGCGGTCTTAACTGTTTACTAACAGGATATAACGATCGACCACAAGTTAATTCAATAGAAACAAGGCTTAAAATAGGCGCTAGCAATAAAGGTAAAATTATAAGCCAAGAGACTAGGGATAAGATTAGCAAATCAACCAAGGGAATAGCTAGGCACACTCCGGAAACAATAGCCAAATTAAAGATGGTTACTCGTAGTGATGAGTATAAAAATAATCTTAGAGAAAAAGCATTAAAGAGATATGCAGAAAAAGGAATATCTGAAGAAACTAGATTGAAAATGTCTTTAGCTCAAATTGGAAAGAAAATAACTCCTGAACAAAGAAAAGCTATATCAGAACGAATGAAAGGACAGAAAAGGAGTTTGGGCTACAGATTTTCTGAAGAGCAAAAGAAACTAATGAGTGAGGCTAGAAAAGGAGTTTATCGGCCGTGGGTTAGTGGGTTTAATAGTGTTTTCTCTAAAAATGTATTCGATCCTGAAATGGGTATATTTTACGCTAATGCTAGAGAGGCAGCGGCAGCTTTTGGGATTAGAACAGGAACACTTTCAAGATGGCTGAGTGGAGAGTCTCCATCAAAAACAAGATTAGTTTATGCTTATTAATCGCATTCAGTAAACTAAACGACATTATATAGGATTTCTATAGGTTTATTTTTGTTTATATATGGAACTTACCGAATTATTATTACTCTTAAAAGAACCAAAAAAGCTAGTTGATACAATTATCGCTTTGGCTCCAGTTATTCCACAAGAAGCTTATGATATTGAGCCTGAAAATCATAGGGTTGTAAAAGACTTGCAGTATAGACCGTGGAGGGATGTAGAAGAGCCAACTGGTGTTTTGGATGACAAAGGTAATATGACGTTTAGAACTGTTCAAAAAGACGTACATAGGGTGCCTTCAAATACTCAGAAAACAATTATTGATTGGGCTACCAGAATGGCATTGAGTGGTGGTATAGATAGAGATTACAGAGAAAGAGAATCGGTTGCAAGCGACCCAACAATGTCTGCTATGTTGGATAGAACTTGGGATGACAATAAGTTAGATTTTATTTGTCAAAAAATTGATAAGTTAAAAAGAACATACACTCAATGTTTAGCGGTTTGGTATTCAGTACCCGCTGAAGAAGGTTTTTGGGATGAAATAGCGCCAACTTCAAAGTTCAAAATGCGTATCTCTATTTTCAGTCCCAAAGATGGAAGTATAGCTATTCCTATTTACGATCAATACCAAGATCAAATAGCTTGCGCCCGTAGTTATTCGGTTAAGATTGGTGATAAACAGATAAATAAATTAGATCTGCATTTACAGGATAGTATTATAACATATACTGAGGCAGATGGTGGATGGGAGGAGTTAGGATTACCGCTACCATATAAAAAAGCGAACTATATCTTTCACGGTCAAGACAGAACAGAGTTTGCAGATGTACAGGCTAAGATTGAGAGGGTAGAAGAAGGCGATAGTGATGCGAGTGACGAAAATCAACTAAGCTCATTTCCAATATTAGCCGCAATCGGTGATATCGAAGGAACATCAGGAGGCGGAACAAAGAACACTCGTAAAACTTTTGCTCTTAAAGATGGTGGTGATTTAAAATATGTTGAAAGTCAAGGCGGTCAAAAATCAGCGATTGAAGAGCGTAAAAATTTACGTCAAGATATTTATGACGAAACAAGCACCCCTCACGTTTCTATGGAAAATATTCAAGGGACAGGTAATACGCCAGGGGTTGCAATTGAAATGGCATTCCTACCAGCCACTAATAAAGCTAAGTCAGCTCAACAGGGAGATTTAGGTATGGAATGGCAAAGGCATTTGAATTTCTTAAAATCAGCTATGGCCGTTATTAATGTAGCGGTTGCGCCGTCTGTTAGTATGACGGTTAAGCCTGTATTTAAAATAGAATTACCACGTAATTTAAGCGAAGAGTATGCAAATATTGTTAGTCTTGTGGGAGCTGGACTTATGAGTAAAGAAACGGCTATAAAAAAACTAGGTTTTACAGATAATCCTGAGGCTGAGTATGAACGCATTAAAACAGAAGCAGCAGAAGCGGCTAAACCCGTAACACCACCAACAAATGCATAACCACCGAGCAACATAAGCCACCTATATGAGACAAGAACACTCCATTCCTTAGGGTCTGAAAAATAAATAATTATTTTTATTGTAATAATCAAAATAGTTTCTTACCTTTACAAAGCGGGGTGGAGAAGTTGGTTATCTCGTTGGTTTCATAAGCCAAAGGTCATCGGTTCGAGTCCGATCCCACGCAACAAGGCAAAAAATAGCATCAGGGCAGTAGTTCTGATGCTTTGTTTAAACACACACGCCTTCGGGCACACAACATTTTTAACAAGTTCGGCAACTGAAAGATTTTGCTGCCTTGTTATAATTACCCTTAGCTCAATTGAAAGAGCGCATCACTTGCACTGATGAGGAGAACGGAGCGAAACCGTTAGGGTAAACAACTTCAGCTATTAGAATGACGGTCTTGTATCTTGACTGTCCGACTGCGAACCACTTAAATGTGTAGGTTGTATAAAGTTCAATACTAAGTTTAACTTAAACTAATGTTGATACTGTTTTTATTAAAGGTTATTGGATTTATTCCAAAAAGGTACTAACTAATAATAATTATAAGTCAATATCCACTACGAGGTTTAGCAACGAAATTAGTGTAGTAGTGGAAAATTGGACAAGTGGCGGAATTGGTAGACGCTTTTACAACTACTGTATGTGAAATCACACAGTTAGAGATTTAACACAATGTGAAAACATCACTGTTAAAATACAGGTTCAAATCCTGTCTTGTTCACAAAAAATAAAGTAGATGTCACCCATAACAGACGGGGCAAATAGTCTGTTTTGGTTTAATTTTGGTTGATTTACTAGGTATGGTGGTTCCTGCCTAGTTTTTTACAAGTAACTAATTGCATTTATAGGCACAACATATTATGATACTTACAAAGGAAGCTCAAGAGGCGTGGTTAAATGAATACGCTAAAAATCACACAGGATCAGAACGCCTAGCATTCATTGATGGAATTAGCAAAGTAATAGAAGCTTTTGAAAAACACGAAAACAAAAAATGAGAAATTTGAAATTCAGATCCTTTGAAAATGGTAAATTTTACTATTCAGATGACCAAGATGATGCTAAATTATTAGGAGCGAAGCTCGGAGGGAGCTGTATAGCTACTTTTTTTAACCGCTTTTATTTGCATCCGACACTGGGTCAATTCACAGGCTTAACCGATAAGAACGGTAAAGAAATTTATGAGGGGGATGTGATAAATTACTTAGGCGCTAACGGTATTGTTTCTTACAAAGAAGATTGGGCAATGTTTGTTGCAGAATTTAAGAAAAATAGATCCGTTTGGAGTTTCGATTCCTTAAATGAAGAAATAGAAATAATCGGAAACATTCACGAAAATAGCGATTTGATATGATTGGCGTGAAAGCGTTTATAGTAACCGACAACGACGGTATTATCGTAGGCACATACAAGATTGAAGGTCATGCAAGAAGGTTTTGCAAAGACCGCGGTTATTCTTATGAAGAATACCAAACAACTGATGTGGCGGACTACTGGCGCACACGTTGCGAATTAGCTGAGGAATGCTTAGAGCAATCACCTTGCGATACAGATATAACAAGAAGGCAAATTGAAGCAAATAATGCTTACTGTAATTTCATAGCCAACAACGACGCACCGTTGAACTACCAAGTAATCGGCACTGCTGAGATGGTGCAGAACCAACCAACAGGATACCATCAAAATATAAATAAACCAACTGGTTATCACGAAAACTTAAACAAATAGAATATATGACACCTACAAAATTTGAAGGGCAAAACGTAGTTTATGCCGAAAATCAACCCGAGTATTTACCATTGCCTGCAATGCAATTGCAAGACGAAGGCGGTACAGTTATTACCTGTTGGGAATTGTCCGATGAAGAGTTAGCGGAAGTGGTAAAGAATAAAAAAGTCTATTTATCAATAATGACTTTTAAACAGCCTTTGCAACCAGTATCACTGCAAACCTCGTTATCTGGATTTTTTGAGTTAAAAGAAGGGGAGGACTTGTAATGTTCGAAAAACTAAAAGCACTATTCACCCCAGAACCGCCTTACGTAGCAGTTCGCACAAGGGTTCACAGAAAAAACCACGCAAAATTAAACCATTATTGGTTAATTGTTACGTGTAATCAAATGCAGAATGCAGTTCAATTACCTCATGATACAAGTGAGCAGAAAATTAAAGAAGTAGAGAAAATGTTGGTTAAACAGATTAGGGAACACAAATAATTAAAACAAAATATTCATCATGAAAGTAGGAATGAAAAGAATGCTAGGAATTGGTTTCTTAGCTGCGTTATCAGGTTTAATGAGTACAGAAAAATTGGGAGCTAATCCAGGAGCTAATCCAATGGTGGATTTGCGTTCGCCAATTAGAGGCAATTCTTTTGGCGCACCAATTTGGTATGGTAAATCGTGTAAATCAAAGCGAACTAATAAACAGCGTTGCAGTCATAATGCTAAGTTGAAAAGGAGGAAAGGGTAATGGTAGGCATAATTATACCATCATGGCTAATTTGGACAGTCCTAATTTACCTTATTCTAAACCTTGCTTTATCCATTTGGAAAAACATTTTAAATGAGCAACTAAAAAAAGAGACTAAAAAGCTAGTCAACAACCAACAATTAATTAAGGATTTACGAGATACTATTGAAAAGCAAAACAATAGCGGTTTAGGTAGAAAGGAAAGCGAATAATGACACACGAACAAGTCACACAGCAACGCCAAGTGCGTGAGCTAAAAGAGAATTTACAGGATGCAGTAATGCTCGCATCCAAGTACAAGAACAATATGGGTATAATCGATCAGGAAGAATTGGCTCGCTTAAACGCAAAGGCTAATGGGGTTGCTTATAATTCAAAGGACTGGTGCCAAAATGATCATAACGGGGAGCAAGGGATATGAGCGCATCAAAAATAGATCAGCCAACTATCCAAACAACTGATAAAGGTTTTATAATTATACCCCTTAATCTAAGCCAAAACTTACATGTTAAAGGAATGTGTATTTGTGATAGTTGCAATTCGGCGTCATTTGAAACAATGTTTTACCTACCAGTTTTGGCGGGCAGAATTTATTGTAAGGAATGTTATGATGATTGGCATTCATCAGCTATTTATTATGTTGAAGATAGTTCTTTTGAGAAATCAAATGCCAATTCGTTTATTAGAAAATTTAACGGCAAGTAGCATGACACCACACCAAAAAAGAATAATCGAACTATCTCAGACTTGCGAGACCTTGGGAATGCTGTTAAACGTGTTTGGATGCGAGTATGATATTTACATCAAGTCAACCAATTTTAAGATGGTACCGGCAATAAAGAACCATGCAAAACGAATACAGGAAAGTTTGGGGCAAATCAAGAGCTGGTTATCCTTAAATTTTAATGTGAAAGAGGGCAAACACGAAGAGGCAACGGTTAATAAGGCCGCACTCATGCATAATATATTCAGAACGTGTAGTCTTATGACTATTGAAGAGTTATCCAAACTAGACGAGGCGTTAACAGATAGTGTTCACAATGAGGTTTACCACCCGCAATGGGAACTAAAAGAGAGCGAATAATGTATAAAGAGTTGTTGAAATCATTATCAATCAGGAGAAAATTTTTAGAAGCATCCACTATTGGTGAGAGTGGTATGTATAAATACACAATAGCAATTGCGCTAATTGAGATAGATGCAATTGTTAAATTAATTAAAGATTTGGAAAAATGATCAAAGAAATTAAAAAGGGGGATATGTTTGTGTGTAAGGCAAACTATATTATGGATTATGGTGATATTGCCTTTAAGAAAGGAAAGCGATATGAATGCCTTAAAGACGGTACTCTTGATGGTGAAATATCTCGAGAACATAGAATGTCTGCTGATGATGATTTCAATATGCATTTCAGACTAATATCAACCAAAACACCTGCGCGTGGTGACTTCCAAAATTACAGCAAAGAGTATTTGGATAATATGCAAGAACTCCAGGCGGTTTGTGATGCGCAATGCTTACAGCAGGTGTACACCAAAGCCGAACAACAATTCGAAGATGTGGTAACCGACACGCTTAAGCAATGCCAAGATACAATGCTGATTAAGGGTAGAGAATATCGCAGAAATAACAATCCATTTCACAACTTTGATAAAGGAGTTGAGATTAGCGGTAAGAGTAGGGAAGAAGTTATCTGGGGATTTGCACTAAAACATTTTATCAGTATTCAAGATATTAGATCCGATTTGCGAGATGGTAAATTACCAAGTGAGGAATTGCTAAATGAAAAGTATGGCGACATGATTAATTACTTATTAATTGAAAAAGCTAGCATCGTTGCAAGGATAAAAGAGGCTAAATAAATTATTTATTATTTTTTTACGAATAGTTAAAATAGCTTTGTATATTTGGTTATGCTTACCACCTTGACAATGTGTAAGTGCATTACAAAGACATTTGAGAGGTTTTTCTCTAGAGTAACGAGGTCAAGGCGTGAAATAGGGGAAAGCCTTTTTTTAATGAATGAAATTTCATTACGTGAAGCTGGTTGCGATTGGCTTACCGTACCAAACTGCAAAACAATAAAAGACCTAGACAACTTGATTAGGTTGTTTAAAAATTAAAACATCATAAAATGCAAACAAAATTCAAAGACATAGCACAGTACTATTTGGGTACGGGGTTGCGGATATCAGACACTTATGACTGCGGTAGGAATACTGATTTTTTAGGCATTAGCATAGATGAAGAAATGCTACAATTTACGCTAAATGGTGGCGATATAGATTGGGGTAACATTACAGCATTTAAACCCCTCCTTCGCTCACTAGACAGCCTAACTAAATCAATAACAGTTAAAGGTAAGACATTCTTACCAGCAGAGGCTTTATGGAGTGTAGAACAAAAAGAAATAGAAGATTTTGAAGATTTTGGAGAAATACCAGAATATTGGAAGTTACAGATTAAGTGTGATTTTAATGAATAACTTAAAAATAGTAAGTAATAATATTGAATGCGAATATTGTGGCGATTTTAAAGAAAAGCATTTAATGGTTAATGCACCAAAAGATTTATGTCTTGATGAAAACATATTTGTGTGCGATAATGAATGCTTGAAAGGACTTGAAGATTTTTTTAATATGCCCTAACCCATGCAAAAAGAAATACAATTAACAGACAAAACCCCGCATATTGCAAACGTGCTGTTAGTGGCTGCTGCATTTTGGTGAGAAAGGCTTACCCCATTAAAAAGAGAGCTTTTTGAAAGTAAATATGGGAAAATTAACGCTGAAAAAATAAATGAGGATTTGGAACAGGTTAGCAGTAGCCGAACACTAAATTTATTAGAAGTACAAAACCAAATATTAACAACTGCAATAGTTTAAAATGCCTAACGGCTATTGCTTATACACTT